GCATACTTGCATAATAGAGACAAAGTAGTTGCACAAATTGTAGAGTACATGGAAAACTACGATGACTTCCTTCCTAATATTAATAAACAAGTTACTAAACTTAACAAAGAGTTTTTTAGCGGTAAAGAGCTATACGAAGAAATAATAGCGGAAAGAGAATAGTTGAAACCCGATCTTGATAAAATGTTAGCAGAAGCTAGGTATCCAGCATGTGTTGGCCTTTCTTGGATAGGCGGTAACTGGTTTAATGCTAGGCGCAGAACAGAATGTTGGACTGATATGATAGGTCGTCCGTGGCCATTACACTTACGATTTCTTCCTACTAAGTGGGTGTCGTGGGACGTTAATGGAGCAAGGTTAAAAATTTTACACAAGGAGAGAAGAAGATAATGGCAATGAATCACCAAGCTAAAAAAAGTCCGGATGCAGATCTAATTGCAGAGTTTCTTGCTAAGGGCGGAGAAATTACTAAAGGCAAAACAAAGCCTATGCCAAGCGAACTTGGTATTAGTAACAACACTTGGAACAACAAACTAACTAAAGCAGAGAAAGACTCAAAGGCGGGAAAATGATTAAGAAACATTACTATGGCTGGACTGATATTGAACGTATGTGTGTAAGCATTGTTAATCAAATGTATGCTGACAACTGGCGTCCTGATTACATTGTAGGTCTTACTAGAGGCGGCAATGTACCTGCTACTATTATTAGTAACATGACTGATATACGCTGCGAAGCACTTAAAGTAAGTTTACGTGATGACGATCAAGGCCCTGAAAGTAATCTTTGGATGGCAGAAGATGCGTTTGGATATGTAAGCGAAGAAGAACAAGCAGTAGTCGGATGTCGTTGGGATAACTTTAAGCGTCAAAAGATTCTTATTGTAGATGATATTAACGACACCGGTGCTACGTTTAACTGGATTAAAGAAGACTGGACATCAGGATGTTTGCCAATGGAACACGATGCCTGGAAGAGTGTATGGAATGGTGATCAAGCTAATGTGAGATTTGCTACATTAACTGAAAATTTATCTAGTAACTTTGATGGTGTGAGATATTCCTGTCACGAAGTTAACAAAGCAGAAGAAGACGTATGGTTAGTTTATCCTTGGGAGAATGTAAGTGAGTACTAAACCTTGGACCGAACTATTAATTGATACAAAAGAATATACAGTTTATAAAGATGGCTTTCCAGTTACAGAAGGACACGTTCTTTTTGTTCCTAAACAAGAAAACTGGAAAGGACTAACGATTTGTTTCGAAGCTGCATACAAATGGGGCTACGATTGGGTTGAACGAGGATATTGCGATGCGTTCAATATTGGACAGAATGTAGGCAAGGCTGCTGGACAAACAGTCGATTACCCACACGTCCATCTAATTCCACGCCGTGATGGTGATATGGAAGATCCACGTGGCGGAGTACGTCACGTTATACCAGAGAAAGGAAACTACCATGCGTAGTATGATGATTGAGGCTGCACGGAAGCATGCCGAAGGTGCACTTGCATTGCATAGAGCAAATATTGAAGTGTACTTAACTAACCCAGCCGGTATCGGCGAACACAGTGATGTGATGGAAGCTGTTCAAGCAGAGCTTGATAAGATGGCTGAAGCAGATGACCGTTTAGAAATGTTAACAAAATATTTTAGTACTTGACATTTACCTAAATATACTGTATAATATTATTAATATTGGCAATCCACTGCCTAAACATCGGAGAAACATATGAGTAAAAGTGAAGAAGTAAAAGCCCGCCTAGTACAAGCAGAAATGCGTTACTGGGCTGGCGACAACATTAGTGAAGTGTTGCAAGAAGGTGATAAGGACATTCTTATTGACGAAGCAGCAATTGCTTTTGAAGGCGTATTAGACGCATTATTAATTGATCGTTATAATGACCCTAATAGCAAAGGCACTGCAAAGCGTCTTGCTAAAATGTACTACAACGAAATTATGGCAGGACGCTACGATACAGCGCCTAGTGCAACAGCATTTCCTAATGATAGTGATGATCGATATGCAGGTATGCTAGTAGTACGCAGTGAACTAAAGAGCATGTGTTCACACCATCACCAGCCAGTAGCAGGCATTGCATACATTGGTATTATTGCAGCAGACAAACTTATTGGATTATCTAAGTACACACGTATTGCACAATGGTGTGCTAGACGTGGCACACTACAAGAAGAACTTGCAAATGATATTGCACGAGAGATTCAAGCAGCAACCGATGCAGAACATCTAGGCGTATACATTCAAGCAACACATGGTTGTTGTGAGAATCGCGGCATTATGGCAACTAGCAGTCTTACACAAACAACTGTACTACGTGGTGCATTTAAAGATGATAGTGGCACTAAGAAAGAGTTCTTTGATAACATTAAACTACAGCAGGAATATGCACGATGAATGATTTACCAGATCTAATCGCAGTAGGCGTTGCTAAAACATTTATTATTGTAGTCTTTGTGATGGGAATGATTAGTCTTGTACAGGAGATGATTCTATGATGTATTATGAAATTACATTAATTGTACATATCCTTGCTGTTATATCTTGGATGGCTGGTTTATTTTATCTACCACGAGTAATGGTATATCATGCAGAACAATCAAAGCCAGGTGATAAACTAGACAGTGTTTTTCAGTTAATGGAAGTTAAACTAATAAGAGTTATTATGATGCCTGCTATGTTTGCTACATTGGTTTCAGGCATAGTATTAATTAGCTTTGGGTTTATTGATTGGACATCAGCTTGGATTTATGTAAAACTAGTAAGCGTCTTCTTTATGTTTGGGTTTCATGGTTGGTTAAGTAAACAGCGTAAAAACTTTATAGGCGGCAACAATAAACTAACAGGCAAGCAATTACGTATTGCAAACGAAGTACCAACTATTTTGTTGATTATTATCGTAGCTTCTGTTATAATTAAGTTTTAAGGAGACTATAATGAAACTAAGATACTCAGAAGCATTTTATAGCGTACAGGGTGAAGGTAAGTTTGTAGGAGTGCCTAGTGTGTTCTTGCGTACCTTCGGTTGTAACTTTCGATGCATGAACTTTGGACTTGGCAAGGATGAACCAAGTCGTGCTGAGAAGCATGAAGCAGGGCAACGATACAATCAAGAAGTATTAGACTTACTAGACAGTGGCATTATTGCAAAGACTGAAAAGTTTACAGACTTGCCTATCATTCATACAGGGTGTGACACTTATGCAAGTATCTATCCTGAGTTTAAAGACTTTAACAAACTTGCAGAAGTTGAAGAAGTAGTTGAACACTTATTGTCGCTTACTCCAGAAGGTAAGTGGACAATGGATAATGGACAAGATATCCATTTAATTATGACAGGTGGTGAACCGTTGTTAGCGTGGCAACGGCTTTATGTAGAGCTGTTTGAACATCCGCGCATGAAGGATTTAAAAAATGTCACATTTGAAACAAACACTACACAAGTATTACACAACGACTTATACAACTATCTCAACGATAGCGACAGAATTACTGTCACGTGGAGTTGTTCGCCTAAGCTATCCGTTAGCGGAGAATCTTGGATGGATGCTATTAAGCCTGATGTCGCTCTTAACTATTCCACTGTTGATGGCAGCGATCTTTATCTCAAATTTGTTGTTGCTGATCGTTCAGATATTGATGAAGCTGGTAGGGCTGTGCAAGCATATCGTGATGTCGGCGTTGAGTGTCCAGTATATTGTATGCCGCTTGGGGGACGTTCGGAAGAGTATGTCCTTAACGTTAAAGAAGTTGCGGAAGTTTGTATGGAAAAAGGATGGCGATTCACCCCTAGACTACACATCAGCTTATTCGGAAATGCCTGGGGAACTTAGACAGTACACAAACGAGCAACACAAACGAGCAATGACAGCTACAATTGATAAAGAAGCATTAGACGATAAACTAAGACGGGAAGGATTAATATGAAATGGTTTGATAAGTTAATAGGTAAGAAAGCAGCAGAGGAGGTAACAGATGAAACTGTTACATCAACTTCTGAAGATGAACGTAGAGCAATACTTGAAAAAGAAAAGCAAGAAGCTACTAAGAAAGGTGAAGCATGGGTTGCTGTATTAGATACGCAGATTAATCCTGATGACATTAAGAACGGATTCTTTGAGCTCGATTGGAATAATCAGTTTATTGAAGAACTACTTGATGCAGGCTATAGCGGCGAAACTAATGAGCAAATTGTAGATAGTTGGTTTAGAACTATTGCTATGCAAATTTTAGGTGATGAAGGTCTAGAGACTGCAAGAGAAATGGGATACATTAAAGTAGTGCCTATGGACAAGACCAAAAGTGAAGTATCTTAATGATTGACAAAAGCCAGATCTGGTGCTATAATAATACTATAAATTACATAAAGGCAAACTAATGGCAACTTACATTCTAGTAGACACAGCTAATACATTCTTTCGTGCAAGGCACGTAGTACGCGGTGACATCGACACTAAGGTCGGTATGGCTCTACATATTACATTAAACAGTATTAAGAAGGCATGGCAAGACTTTAACGGTGATCATGTTGTGATCTGTTTAGAAGGGCGTAGCTGGCGCAAAGACTATTACGAGCCTTACAAGCGTAACCGCAAGGTTGCTCGTGATAAGATGACAGTTACTGAGAGTGAAGAAGATACAGCGTTTTGGGAGATCTTTGACGAGTTTAAGAACTTTATGACAGAGAAGACTAACTGTACTGTTATTCAACACAAGCAACTTGAAGCTGATGATCTTATTGCAGGTTGGGTACAATCACATCCTGATGATAAACATGTTATTATTAGTACTGATGGCGACTTTGCACAGCTAATTAGTCCTAATGTAAAACAATACAATGGTGTAAGTAATACTATTATTACACACGAAGGCTACTTTGACGACAAGAAGCTAGCACCTATTATTGATAAGAAGACTAAAGAAGCAAAGCCTGCTCCGCAGCCTGACTTTATGTTGTTTGAAAAGTGCATGCGTGGTGACACTAGTGATAACGTGTTTAGTGCGTATCCAGGTGTACGTAAGAAAGGTACTAAGAATAAAGTCGGACTTATTGAAGCATACGATGATAAGAACACAAAAGGCTTTAACTGGAATAACATGATGCTACAGCGTTGGACTGATCATGAAGGTGTAGAGCACCGTGTACTTGATGACTACAATCGCAATGTTGTACTGTGTGATTTAACTGCACAGCCTACAGACATTAGAGAGATTATTGACACAACTATTGCAGATGTAGAGCCTAAACAGATTACACAAGTAGGCATGCGTCTTATGAAGTTTTGTGCAAAGTGGGATATGCAACGAGTTGCAGATCAGGCACAATACTACGCACCGTCATTAGCAGCAAGGTATCCGAAATGATAGATGTATTTCCGCTATTTTCTAATCCAGTTATGAAGCATCCTGTAGATTTAACGGGATTGGATCTAAGTAGTGTAGTGTGGGGCCCAAACTATAATAACAGTATTAGCCAAAGTCAAAACGTTCTAGAACAGGAACCTTTCTTAAATCTTAAAGAAGAATGTATGAAAGGTGTTCGTGAATACTTTTATAATATGATGTCAGTAACAGACTCTACGGAGATTTATATTACTGAGTCTTGGTTTAATAGTACAGCAAAAGACGAAGTACATCACAGACATTGGCATCCTAATTCAATAGTATCAGGCATTGTATACATTGCAAGTGAAGAAGATCAAGGCGGTGACACATCGTTTATCACAAGTAAGTACGAAACAATTGAACTTGATATTAAGGAATCAAACTTATATAATAGCAAGAGTTGGTCAATACCGCCATCTAACGGAGAAATGCTATTATTTCCATCTAGTGTCGAACACTTTGTAACTCCATATACAGGCACTACTCCAAGAATTACATTGAGCTTTAACACGTTTGTTAAGGGCAATGTTAACGATCAAGCATTAACGAGGTTAGCAATATGAACGCAAAAGAAATTTTAAAGAATAAGTTTTGGATTGTAGAAGACAATCGAGGTGTAAAGTTTGGCACCATTAGTTTAAATGAAGAACAATATATCCTAAGTACACCTTCAGGTACGCAAATGTATCATACTGAAAAAGAACTTACTAGCGCACTTGATAAGAAAATAAGCTGGACTGAGTTGGATATTACTGAAACAGTTGCAAAAGAAATACACGGTTATCCAACTAACAGTACGCCATACAATCCTATGTTTGATGTAAAGCGTAAGCTACCACTGTTTACAA